TGGAGAAAGAGCAGTCACAAAAATATGCGGAATTTGCAATTGAATGTGATAGAGCAGGACTACCTATATTAGATTTTGAAGGATTTAAAAACCTATAAAAACACGGAACTATGACAGACGAACTAAAACAAGAAATATACTTCACCAAGTACAAGATTAAAATGTATAAGAGGAGAAATGACTTTCACGAAGCTGAAAAATGGGAGGCTTACTTAAGTATCCTACTAGAAGATAACGGAATAACTAAAGAGGAAGCAGATGAAATATAAAGTATTCTACTGGCTAGAAAAACACGGAATAAAACCCGCTTATATGATAATCAACGCTAATTCTATTGAAGATGCCATAGTAAAAAGCGACATTGATCCTGAACTAATATACGGAATAATGGAACTAGACAAATGGATAGAATTCTGTGAGGAAAGGAGAGGAATATATAAGTTTATGTAAATTTTAAAACCAAATAAATATGAAAACAAAAATCAAAATTTTAAAAGAATGGATTGAAGTAATTAATCCAACAGTATTAACCGACAAAACAAAAGCATGAAAACTAATTATCAAACATTCTTAGAAAATAAACGTCATTCAATCGGCGACTTCGGCTTCGATCCGAATTGGTTTCCTGAAGGTGCTTTCGACTTTCAAAAGTACATTATTGAAAAAGCCGTGCGTAAAGGTCGCATTGCTGTATTTGCTGACACTGGATTAGGCAAGACTTTAATTCAGTTGTCTATCGCTCAGAACATCGTTAATCACACGAACAAAAAGGTTCTAATTCTTACACCTTTGGCAGTTGGTTTTCAATTTTTGAAAGAGGCTGAACGGATCGGAATAGATGACATTCAGCAAACGATCAAAGGCGAACATACAAAGAGGATAGTAATATGCAATTACGAACGATTGCATTACCTGAATAGTTCCGATTTTGTCGGGGTGATCCTTGATGAAAGTTCGATCCTAAAGAACTTCGACGGTAAGATTAAGAACCAAATTAACTCATTCATTAAAAAAGTTCCGTACCGCTACCTATCAACGGCAACACCTTCGCCGAATGACTTTATCGAATTAGGAACAAGCTCTGAGGCTTTGGGTTACATGGGTTATATGGATATGCTCGGCAAGTTTTTTAAGAACAATCAAAACAGCGTTGACAGTAATAATAGAAACATAGGTGAAAAGTTCTACCTAAAGCCGCACGCTGAAAAAGATTTCTTCGCATGGGTTAATCAGTGGTCGATCATGGTTAAAATGCCGTCCGATTTAGGATTTTCAAATGATCGTTATAACCTACCTGAATTGATCGTTAATCAACATATTGTCGAAAATCAGTCTTTGATTGATGTAAGCGGACAAATTCAGATGTTCAATATCGTAGCGAAAAACTTTCATGAAATTAAGCATGAAGAAAAAAGTACGGTTAAAGAAAGATGCGAAAAAGCCTCTGAATTGGCAAGCGATAAAACATCTGTATATTGGGTAAATAGAAACGATGAAAGCTCATTGATAAAGCAAATGGATAAAGATGCCGTTGAAATACTTGGATCAATGTCAATCGAAAAGAAAGAAGATATTCTCATGAACTTTGCAGACGGCAACATCGAACGCCTGATAACAAAAGCAAAGATGACAGGAATGGGATTGAATTGGCAGCATTGTAATCATTCGGTATTTTTCCCGACATGGAGTTACGAACAATATTATCAGGCTATCCGCAGATTTTGGCGTTTCGGTCAGACTAAAGATGTTACTATCGACATGGTTATATCGGACGGTCAAACAAGGGTAGTCGAAGCGTTACAACAAAAGACGGAAAAGGCTATACAGCTTTACGAAAACCTAACAAAGAATGTTAATAGTTCATTTGAACATAGAACAAAAGAGTTTAATCAACAAATAATCAAACCTTCATTTATTTAATTATGGAAAACAAAGTAAAAGATCAGTTGATCACAGAAAATTACGCAATCTACAACAGCGATTGTATGCTAGTATTACCGACACTTGACAAAGAAAGCATTGATTTGTCGGTATATTCCCCACCGTTCGCAGGGCTTTACAACTATTCAAGCTCTGAACATGACTTTTCAAACTGCGAAAGTAAAGAACAGTTTCTCGATCAGTACGAATTTTTGGTAGCTGAGATCGCTCGAGTTACAAAGCCCGGAAGGATAACGGCTGTTCACTGTACGGATGTGTTCGACAATACTTGTCGCCTTTGGGATTTCCCACATGAGATCATTCGGATCCATGAAAAGTACGGGTTTGAATATCGCAACCGTATAACGATCTGGAAAGAGCCTCTAAAGGTTCGTATGCGCACAATGGTTCAAAGCCTTATGCATAAATTCATCGTTGAGGACAGCACAAAATGCTTTACTGCGATGCCTGACTATATGTTGATCTTTACAAAGAAAGGCGAAAACAAGGTACCCGTAACGCACGAAAAAGGATTGCTTCGTTACTTCGGTGAAACGCCTGTACTACCAAACATTTTGCAGGCTTGGAACAATGCGAACAACAGCGATCTGAACGCTGAACAGCTTTGGGATTTGCTGAACAGAAAGTACAAGAACCATGACGATCCAAAAGGAAACAAGCTATCACACTACATTTGGCAGCGTTACGCTTCGGCTGTTTGGGATGATGTAAGAATTGACAATGTACTACCATTTAGAGATAGCAAAGAAGATGACGACGAGAAACACGTTCACCCGTTGCAACTTGATGTAATTGATCGTATAATCGAGTTGTATTCAAATCCAGGCGAAGTAGTTCTAACGCCTTTCATGGGTGTTGGATCGGAGGTTTACAGCCCTGTATCGCTTGGACGTAAAGCAATCGGGATTGAGTTGAAAGATAGTTACTTTAAACAAGCAAAAATAAATTTAACTTTGGCTGAAACTAGATTTAAAAATGAAGTAGAACAAAAATCTATTTTTGATGCAATCGAAGAAGTATAGTTTTATTGAAAGCACCGTTCAGACTTTTATAGGTCTGTCGGTGTCTTTTTTAATTCAATTAATAATTTATCCTTTATTAAGCATCACAGTATCAATAGGTCAGAATGTAATTATAACTTTTGTTTTTACAGTTGCATCTATTATCCGTGGTTATTTGGTTAGGAGATTATTTAATAAATTTGAAAATGGCAAAGGATAAAAAGAGTTTCGTTCTTTACTCAGACCAAAAAGAACTATTCAACCACCTGTCAGATGAAATGGCAGGTAGGTTGATTAAACACATATTTGCGTATGTGAACGATGAGAACCCTGAGAGTGATGACGTAATGTTGAACCTTGCTTTTACACCTATTAAACAGCAATTAAAGCGTGATTTAAAGAAGTTTGAGCAGATAAAAGTTGCACGTTCAGAAGCGGGTCGAATAGGCGGTTTCAAGTCAGGCGAAACTAGACGAAGCAAAACGAAGCAAAACGAAGCAAACGAAGCTGTAAATGATAATGATAATGATAATGTAATAAATATAGAACATTCTTCAAGACCGAAACTAGACATTAACGGATTTCCAATTTACACAAAATGAAAGTAGACCACAGAGAGCAAGATGAATTTTTGGAGTTACTCCGAACGAATAGAGTACCACTCGGTAAAGGGTTGGGTATTCACTTAGACGAGCATCTAAGATTTAAGGAGGGATCGTTTAACATCATTCTAGGACACGCTAACGTTGGTAAGACTTACTGGTTGTTGTTTTATCTGTTATGCCTAAGTGCGAAGCACGACCTTAAACACCTAATACACTCTGCTGAGAATACGGTACACGGTATTAAACGAAATCTGATAGAGTTGTATACCGGTAAGAAGGTAGGTATTTTAAGTTTTGAAGAGATGCAAGAAGCAAAGAAGTTTATAGAGAAGCATTTTGATTTTATAAACACTACTAAAGCACAAACCATAGATGAGTTTATGAAGTCAGTTCAAACGATGGGTAGGTATGATACGTTGATGATTGATCCACACAACTCATTCTTAAAGCCTAAAGGAGTAAACCCACACGAATACGATTACGAGATAGCAACTAAATTACGCTTGTTTTGTAAAACGAGAAACACAACTATCTATCTTTGTATTCACGCTGCAACAGAAGCGCTGAGAAAGACACATAAAGACGGAGAGTATGCAGGTCATCCAATGCCTCCGACAATGGCAGATGCTGAAGGTGGTGGTAAATGGGGTAACAGAGCAGATGATTTTATAGTTATTCACAGATACGTTGCCGATGCTCATAACTGGATGTACACACACATTCACGTTAAGAAAGTTAAAGAAACTGAGACGGGTGGTAAACCAACAATGTTAAATGAACCCGTATTTTTTAGACTAGAGAACGGCACGGGGTTTAGTTGTAACGGAGTTAATCCATTATCGGGAGTAGAATACAAACCTGAACCGATGAAGCCGAATATTAGCTTCGATGAAGCACCGTTCTAAAACACGAATTATGAAACAACAGATACTTAAAACAAGATTAGACTTAAACATCTTACTCAACCATTTACTTTTTAGGGCAAAATTAGACGATTTAAGCGAAGAAAAACGTGAAGCAATACTAAGAGATGCCGAAGGTGTAGAAGATGCGTTAGAATTGATCTCTGCGCTTGAATGGAAAATAGAGAAGCAATACGAGCTAAACTCACGATTGTACGTTGAGAATTTAAGGTTAAAGAAAACAATGTTAAAAGAAGAAAATTACGAGATATGAAAGTTAAAATAATTAAAAGTTCAGGCGATAGGTACTGGTATCGTGACAAGATTGGTGAAATATATGAAGTTGATATATGGGATGAAGATAATTACGTGGTGATAAAAAGTGCTAAAGATGATGATTGCAATAATTACATTATAGACAAAGAAGACTGTGAGTTATATGAAAAAATGTAAAAATTGTAAAGAACCATTTACACCTATCAGGTCAACTCTGGAACGCTACTGCCAAAAAGACGAATGCCTCCGTGTTTTCGTAGCCGAAGCAAAAGAGAAAGCGTGGAAGAAAAAGAAGGCAGTAAAGAAAGAGGAGTTAATGACGATTCAAGATTACGTTAAGATTGCTCAACAAGTGTTTAATAAGTACATTCGATTACGTGACAAGGATAAAGGGTGTATAAGTTGTGGTAAACCATTGGTAGGTAAGTTTGATGCGGGGCATTTCTATAATGCTAATAATCACTGGTATATTAGGTTTCACCCTGACAATGTTCACGGGCAATGCGTATTGTGTAACCAACACAAACACGGAAATCTTTTAGAATATCGTAAAGGATTAATTGAAAGGATAGGTTTTGAGCAATACAAATCTCTTGAGGCTTATGCTGAAGTTTCAAGAAAATACGAAAAACACGAACTTAAAGAAATCATATCCACCTATAAACAAAAAATAAAAAATTTAGAGTAACCCATTGTCAATTCAAAAATAAGTGTAACCTTTGTAGAAATTTAAAACCAAGTAATATGAAAAAAGAATCATTTGAAGATGCAATTCCAAAGCCGTCTAACATTTATTTCAAGCTATGGAAAGCAAAGCAGCAGATTGGTAAGGTAGCCAAGAACTCTAAGAACCCACACTTTAAAAATAACTATGCCGACATTAACGCTTTAACAGCAGAGGTTGAGCCTATTCTTTTGGAGTATGGTTTGCTTATGTTACAGCCTATCGTTGACGGTTATGTATCAACGGTTGTTATGGATGCAGAGTCAGGCGAAAGTGTATCCAGTTCGATGCGACTACCTGAGATTAACGATCCTCAGAAAATCGGGTCAGCCATTACCTACTACCGCCGTTACACGTTGCAGTCCCTTTTGTGTTTACAGACGGAGGATGACGATGCTCAGAGTGCTTCTACTCACATCAAGACACAAAGACCTAAGATGCCACAAGAGAGATTCGAAGCGGGTCTATTGAAGATTGAGCAAGGCAAGTTAACGGTTGAAGTATTCAAGAAGGCAATCGAAGGCTATGAGTTAACAGATGTTCAAACTACAGCACTATCGTTGTTATGAGAATCAGATGTTCATCACTAGGGAAAATAATGACAGAGCCTCGCACTAAAAGCGAGGTTCTATCTGAAACCGCTAAGAGTTACATTCAAGAGTTGTTTAAAGAAAAGGAACTCGGAATATACAAAGACATCAGTTCACGCTATCTCGATAAGGGAATACAGCTTGAAGACCAAGCAATCCAATTTGCTTCTGAGGTTTTGGGTTGGGACTTTGTGGTTAAAAACACGGAACGCTTCACAAACGATTGGATAACTGGCGAACCTGACATAAACACGGATGACTTACTAGCCGATATTAAATGCAGTTGGTCAGGTAATACTTTCCCAATGTTCGACGAGGTACTAAAGAACAAAGACTACTATTGGCAGTTGATGGGTTACCTTATGCTTACGGGTAAAGACAGAGCCGAGTTAGTCTATTGCTTAATGAACACCCCCTTTGAGATCGTTGAAGACGAAGTTCGCAGAGAGCATTGGAAACTCCACCTAATCGAAGAGGACTTGGATGTAAGGGAAGCGGTTCAGCAAATCCATTCGTTCGACCATATCCCCGATGCACTACGGGTTAAGCGTTTCATCATAGAAAAAGACGAACAAGCCTTTGAACGCATTAAAGAAAAGTGTATATTAGCGACAAATTATTACGAACAATTAAAATCTAGATTATGAGCAGTCTAATTAATTTCAGCATCAAGAATGCAAACGGAACGTACGATAAGTACACAAT